GTGGTATCAGACCCAGAAGCCGAAACATTATAGTTACCCCCGTCACGTTGAGTACTTGTGCGAGATCGTAGACAAGACCATAAAAGGCGAGTACCAGAATGTGGCTATAAGCCTTCCACCGGGTCACGGTAAGAGCCAGACGATTACCACGAGGCTTCCTATTTATTGGGGGATGAGGAACCCACAAGATGCGATTGTGTTCACGGGATACTCTCAAGACTTCGCCGACCGCAACCTCAGCAGACCCGCTAGAGAGCTTGCCAAGGAGTTAAACATTCTTGATGAGTCCTCTAATGCGATGAGTGAATGGAGGTTAACCAACGGTGCGAGACTGGTTGCCCGTGGCGTTGGCTCGGCTCCTACTGGTATTAACCCCATCTCTCTCTTAGTCTGCGATGACCCCATCAAGGATAGGATGCAAGCGGAGAGCGAGACGGAGCGGAATAATATCTGGGACTGGTGGACTGGAAGCGTGGTACAACGCTTCTTCCCTCGAACGAAGGCGTTTGTGATTGCTACCCGCTGGCATCATGACGACCTCATTGGACGGCTCAAGGCTCAAGGCGATGATAGCTGGACATTTATCAACCTTCCCGCCATTGCAGAGGAGGGCGACCCGCTCGGAAGGGCTGAGGGTGAAGCGTTGTGGCCGGAGGTCAAGCCCCTTAACTTTCTTGAGGCCGTCAGAAGGCAGATGGGAGAGTACAACTTTCAAGCCCTCTTCCAAGGTAACCCCAGTCTCAGAGATGGAGCGATATTCAAGGTAGACCGAGCGAGCTTCATAGATGAGCGGGAACTACCGCCGATGGTGGAGCGGGTGCGAAAGTGGGACGTGGCAGCGAGTAGCGGAAAGGGTGACTATACGGCGGGGGTACTGGTAGGCAAGGATGCGAACGGGCGGTATTATGTCCTCGACGTTCAACGTTTTCAAGAGGGAACGGATGCGAGAAATCAACGGATGTTAGCCACCGCAAGGCAAGACGGTACGGCGGTGAGGGTGGTGGTCCCCGAAGACCCGGGCTCAGCGGGTAAAGACCAAGCCCTCGCTTACCTTCGGCTCTTGAGTGGGTTTAACGCCAAGGCGGTAAGGGAGACGGGGAGCAAGGAGACGAGAGCGGATGGTATTGCATCACAATTCAACGGTGGTAACGTCTCTCTTATTAGGGCTAACTGGAACACCGCCTTTATAGAAGAGCTTAGGCAATTCCCCACGGGCAAGCATGATGACCAAGTGGACGCTTTGGCGGGAGCCTTTAATGAATTGGTGAGTAGCAATAATGTTTGGAATTGGTAACGCATGAAGATTTTTGGAATAGAAATTAGAGCAGTCGGGCGGGAGCCACGGAACCGAGACCAACAATTTACGGGCATACCTTTTGTGGGTGGAACCTCAACAATGGGTGGCTACCTCAGATATGGGGCAACAGATAGGAATTGGCGAACCGAGGCGGGGCAGATTGAAAGCAATTCGACGGTAGCTATCGGACTTGGTAAGATTGCTCAGAAAGTGGCTCAAGCCAAACTCACCGTTAAGACCATTAACCCCGATGGAAGTTACTACTACAAGCCAGACGCACGTTTATTCTCCTTTACCGCACCGATGCCGGGGATCGATGAGGCAACCATACTCAAGGCGATTGCTTGCCCTCTCAAGGTATACGGCAATGCCTACCTCCTCAAGAGGAGAAGCAAGACGGGCTTCTTGATTGGCTTGGCTCCGCTCATGCCTTGGCAAGTTGTACCGAAGTCTGATATACATATTGACGGGACGCCGAACAATGGGAACGAGTTAATCACCCGATACCAAATAACTCCCTACGGAGGCGGTGCGATGTTCTACGCCGCTCCTTCTGAGATTATCCATTTTCGAGACGGCATGGTAGACGTGGCAAACCCGGCTTTGGGAATGTCTCCATTAATGGCCGCCCTTCGTCAAGTAGTGACCGATAACGAGGCGAGCAACTACGCCGCTACCTTGATGACCAATATGGGTATCCCCGGCGTCATATTCTCGCCGAAAGACCCTAACGCAATGGAGCCAACGCAAGAGCAAAGAAAGTCTATGCGTGATCGTTGGCAATCCTTCTCAAGAGACCGAAGAGGGCAAGCGATGGACTTGCCGGGAGCCTTCGAGATTACACGGGTTGCGATGTCACCAACCGACATCAAAGCCATTGAGCAAAAGGTGCATACTATGACCGAGCTTCTTGCCTCGCTCGGTGTTGACCCTATGATTGTTGGACTTCCTAGCGACTCCAAGACATATAACAACATCTCAGAGGCGAGAGAGATATTCATTGAGGACACAATTTTATCCTTGCTCTCCGTTATCTCGGCGACCCTTGATAAGGCGTTTGCCGATGAGGGGTTAGGGCTTAAACCGAATGAGTTTCTCGCCTTCGACCCAAGTGTTTACCGTGAACTTGATGAGGACATAAGTGCCAAGTACACAAGGGCAGAATTGGCGTTCAAGGCTGGAGCCTCTACCCGTGGAGAGTTTAGAAAAGCTCTCGGCTTCCAAGACGACTTGGCAGACCCTCGAACGTGGTTCGATATGAACGCACTAGCCTCACCGCTCCCAACCACCCGAAGCATTAAGAAGTACGATAAGAGCCAGTTTAGACGGCTCGAAGATATTCAACTTGAAAGCTGATGCCTTGTAACCATATCACCGAAAGCACCGCAAGGAAGCTCACCTTTATACCCAAGGTGGTAGAAATTCGTGCGATGCCAGCCGCCTTTGATAAGCCCGGTCGGAGCTATCAGAAATGGTATGAGGATATGCTGAACTTCAACTGGAACACCGCTAAGAACGCAAGCAAGCGATTGGTAAACGGTGGCAACGTTGAGGCATGGGCAGACAACTTCTTCGATGCTATCCTACAAGCGAACGCCAACTCTCATTGGATAGGGCGGGACTTGGTGAGCCTTGACCCGACAACCTTTGAGGAACTGGACATTCTAGCCGCCAGAGCGATTGCAGACGATGACGCCGAATACCTTCAAGGGTTTATCGATGACATCCTCGACGGGCGTTACACGGATGAGGACGGCGAGTTAATGCTTGACCAAATCTTGAACCGCCAAAAGCTATACATGGGCAGAGCCAGAGGGATAAGTGCTCAAGCCTCGGTAGACGCTCTTGATCTCGAAACAGAAATAACTTGGGTGCTTGGTGGAACTGAAAAGCATTGCTCAGATTGTCCACGGCTGGCAAGCATCTCGCCGTACTTCAAGGATGACCTCTTTACAACGCCGGGAGCTTGTGACACCCCTTGCCTTGGCAACTGCAAGTGTCACCTTGAATTCGAGGTTGGCGGCAAGAAGGTGCAGACAATAAAACCCGTAACATTGGAGAATGATTGAAGATGGCAGAGAATATAATGGTTCCACCCGTAGGAGTGCAGAGAGCGTGTAAGCGTGGGCTTCAGATGTTTGAGGAAGGCAAAGGTGGAGATGGACTTGAGCCAGCCACAATCAAGGAGGCCCGCTCGATGGCACGAGGTGAGGAACAGAGCGAGGCAAAGATACGCAAGGGTAACCGATGGTGGGGAAGAAATGCCCGCTTCTTGGATGAGCCAGAGGACAGCCCCGCAATGGTTGCCGCCCTTCTTTGGGGAGGCGAGCCGGGTATGCGATGGTTCAAAAGGGCTTATGAATCCGTCATAAAAGAAGAGAAGTCTTTACAAATGAATTTCAATACAAGACAAGAAAGACAATTTGAACTCCGCATGGAAGGGGCAGAAGCCTCTAACGGTGGACTCAAGGGCATGGCACTTAAGTACGGGGAACTTGATTCTTATTGTTCCGTATTCGCTCCCGGCTCAGCTACCGCCGCCCTTCCCGACTTCGTAGCGAACGGTTCCTTCCTTGAATCTCATGATGCTGACGATCTCGCCATTGGCTATATCAAGTCCGCAACAGATAACGGCGTTGGCGTTGAGGTTGAGGTGGAGTATCATTCAACCCCAGCCGCTAAGGATGCCCGAACCGTGGCTCTTGAGAGATTGGCTGCTGGTAAGAAGGTTGGCTTGAGCATCGGCTTTACGATTGGCGATTACCTCGAGTTTGAAGATGGTGAGTCAATGCTCCGAATGATTGAGAGCATGGGGATGGACAAGAACCTATTCAATGTTGAGTCCATCCGAAAGTGTAACCGTGAGTGCTATCTTATCATGAGGCTTGCGAAAATCTACGAGGTCTCACAAGTCAACTTCCCGGCCGTTCCAGAATCGGAAGCCTCGGAAGTAAGAAACAGTTTGAAGGGTGCTCATGCTGGCTCCTCCTTCGCAGACGAACTTTGTACGGTTCTTGATGCCGTCGAAGGGGTAACAACCAGAGCGACCGAAGTACTCGTACTTCGTGAAGCTCAAGACAAGACACTAGGCAAATCGACCCTTGAGCGGTTGGAAGCAATTCGGAGCAATCTTGATGAGCTACTGACCCGAGCAAATGAGCCAACGGTTCAAGAGCTTCAAGCGGTGAAGTTTGCCCAGTTGGAGAAATTACTAAAATGAAATCTAACCAAGAACTCAACCAACAGTTGAGCGAAGCGGTGGCTTTTGTTGATGCGACTCGAAGCGAATATGCTGGCAAGAAAGTTATGCCCGCTGACGTGGAAGCCCGCTTTGACAAGGCAGTTGCCGATATGCTCGACGCAAAAAAGGAGCTTGAACTACGCTCCCAAATCGACAACGCACGATCCTTCCAAATGGCAGAAGGTAACAACCCTTCCATCATGGGTGGAGTGGCACAAGACAGCAAGCAAGAAGACTCACTCATCCGAGCTTGGAGAGGTTACCTTCGAGGTGACAACAGCCAACTCGCACAAATCCGAGCGGCTCAACAAGTCAACCCTAACGTGGCTGGTGGCTTCCTTGTTCCTAATGCGATTGCTCAAGAGATTATCAAACCAGTCGATAACCCAATCTTCATGCGACAAATCTCTAATGTTCAGCAAATCAATGCGAACGTTGCGATTCCTCGACAGAATACAAGGTTGACGGCTTACTGGCAAGGCGAGACAGAAACCGCTCTTACCTCTTCGGTGCAAGTGGGTCAACGAGACTTTAAGCCTCACCGGGTAACGGTGCGAACTTCGGCATCTCGATTGCTTATTGACCAGTCAGTTATCAATGTTGAGCAATGGCTCGGCGGCGAACTTGACTACGCCTCTCGACTCAAGGAAGAAGATGCGGCAATGCAAGGTAATGGCGTTGGTCAATGGCTTGGTATCTTTACAGCATCCGCTGACGGTATCCCAACTTCTCGAGACGTTGAAACTGCTGGCGTTGGAACCATTGCGGCTGATGACATCATCTCAACGATCATGAACGTCAAGGCAACTGTACGAAACCTCGGTAGCTGGGTTGGCTCACGCCAGTTTGTTACCGCCGTTATGAAGCTCAAAGACTCCGCAAACCAGTACATCTTCACAGAGTCCGCTGGTATCGGTAACGTTCTCGCAGTTGGTACACCGATGTTCCTCAAGGGGCGACCTTTGTATGAATCGGAGTCCGCTCCAACCGCTCTTACCACTGGAACTTATGCGGCCGTATTCGGAGACTTCAACTTCTACCGAATTTACGACTTCATGAACCTCTCGGTGCAAGTGCTTGACCAAGACCCATACGCATCAAACGGTGAGTACGGTTATGTCATGCATAAGTTCTCTGATGGTGCTCCAGTCCTTGACGAAGCGTTCAGCCGCTTGAAGGTGAAATAACATGGCAACATTCAACGAATACCAAATCGTCACAGTTTTCCCAGATGCAACAGCAGCGACAACTAAAAATCTCGCCGCTGGTACTACTGACGTTAACTCTTCGACAATCGACTGCTTGGGTTGCTATGCTCTCAACGTGGTTATCGACCTCGGTGCAATCACTTCTACTGGCGTTGGAACTTTCCAGCTACAGCGAAGCGATAACAACTCTTCGTGGGCAAACATCACCGGAGCGTCTTACGCTTGGACTGATGCAGATACCAATAAAACGGTAACCATTGCTCTCTCTGAGTTGACAAATCGGTACATCCGTATTGTCACCGACCGAGGAACCGCCAATACCGTTATCAGCGGTATCAAGGCGTACATCGCTCCACGAGCAGTTGCGGTCACTCAAGCAACTGGTGCCAACCAAAACGCCGCTCAACCAGTAGTGGTTGCTGGCTCCTACCTCTAAGAACGAATGGCATATATCACTACCACCGACTTAAACTCATACCTTGTGGCTAAGGGCTTTGTAGATGACGATCTCGAATCGGCAGACCTTACACGGCTCCTAAATACAGCTATCGGGGAATGGGAGAAGTTGGTGGGGGTGACGCCATTCCAAGCCGTCTCAAGCACCAAGACCTTTGATGTTCGAGACATTCAAGCGGATAGGCGGGGTTACATTCTTGACCTCGCCGTTCCCTTGTCAGCCGCTCCAACCTTAGTTAAGAGTGGCGTGGAGACGGGCAACGTCGGGCAGACGATGAACCAGTACGATGACTGGCTCCTACCCGACTATTCAGCCCCGTACAATCAACTCATCTTCAGAACCAAGCCCTCCTTTCGACTTGAGGTAACCGCACCGTGGGGGTATATGGCTTCTGGCTCTATTGGCGATCCAATCAATGACGCCATTCTATACCTCGTATCTGCGAGAGTCATGGAGGAGAATGACGGTAAGCAAGGGCGGGTCTCACGTCTCAAAACGGGTCTTGTTGAAATGTCCATGCCCGATGATTCAAGCGAAATCTTCCGCAAGAGGGCTAGAGGCATTGCCAAGGGCTATAGACTTTCATGAGCGTACCTTTCAAACCTCATACCTTCCGAATCTTCCTCCAAGAGGCTCGCATTGTTGCCAACCAAGTTATCCAAGGCTACGACCCTTTGGAGCCGGGGCAATCGGTGCGGGGATGTGCTCAACACCTCTCACCGTCTGCTTCTTATGATGCCTTCGCACGAGAGGTTAACAACGGCTTCGCCTTTTACCTTGACCCAACCGATATGAATAAAAGCGTTACTCAAGTGGGCGGGACGATTGAGTATAACGGCGACCTCTACGCCATCGAGAAAGTTCAGACCAACGAGCAAGGAATTGCCACCGACCATATAGCGGTCTACGCCGTTCAAGTGAGACATTAATGCCGCATTACACTTCCCTCTTTAATGCTATCGCCGCTCACATAAAGACGGCGTGGGACGTTGAAACCACGTCAGCGGGTAGAGCAGCCAAACCAACGCCTCAACTTCCGAGGGCGGTAGTTACGCTTGAGAGTTGTGATCGTAACCAAGCCGGAAGAAGCGTCGAGCAAACATGGACGTTCACGATTGGCGGTGAGTTCGCCTTACCTCTAACTCCCGACCCTCAGCAGTTTATAGCAAATCAAGCCGAGGCACTCATTGACCTCTTAACTCCGTTCTCAGAGAACTCTGGAAGTATTCCCACGGTTCCGGCCGCCTTCGGTGGTGTTGGCTACCAGCCCTTTGTGAGTACTTGGACGCCTATACCAATGGATGACGCCGATAACTCTTGTGGCGTCTTGATTACCTTTACGGTGAGGACGACGGTATGGCAGTAAAGCGGACACCGACCCAAAGCTACTTTGCGACCGTTGACAAGTTCAAGCAAATCAATGCGAACATGGAACAAGGTGCAAAGGAGATACGGAAGCAGATTGAGCGTGACCTCGATGAATTTACAACTGGAGCCAGCCCAAGCGGTAAAGCCCGTCTTAAGTGGTTACGGCAAACTGGACACCCTTACGCTCGAGGCAATTCAGCTCCCAAATCAACCCCGACGGGCAGAAAGCGTGGAGGAGGACGAAAGGGAGTTGCTCCAAAATTACCAATGGGACAAATTACTGGCGGGCTTCGGCGGGCAAGGTTCGCAAGACTTGAGATGCCATCGGGACGGCATATTATTACCGCTGGATTCAATAGAAGTGCCAAAGGTGCTTTGTATGCCGTCTCTATAAGTGGTACTAACAAAATGGTGAGCAGAGGTCTCTTTGGAAAAGGAGACGCTGGAGCCTTGGGTCAAAGAGTCAAGCAGTACCGAAAAGCCTTTAGAGACACTTTTCAAAAGAGAAACAGACAGCCATGAAATACGCCGCCGGAGACTTAACAGCCTACACCCTCGGAGGGACATCGTACCTTGCCGACTTTACCAACGTCAGCTTTAAGGTTGGCGTCAAGACTGAGGAGGGCAAAGCGGGAGCCGCTCGCCATGCTCAAAGCACCCCAGTCAAGCGAATGTTTGAAGCTAAGACCGAAGTGATGCGAACGGTAACAAGCACTCGCCAAACATCTCTTACCGTTACCGTTGCCTCTATCGTTGCAAGCATTACTGCCAAACTTCGCTCATGCACGATCAACGTAACCACCGCCTCTCAAGAGTGCTCAGCACTTGCGGACGGCTTCGAGACCTATCAAGCCACGGGAACCAAGTTCACGGGCTCGGGTGTCCTTCAAATCTTGGACGCTGACACAACTACGCTGATGGAGACGGTAAACAATGCCACTCTCTCAAGCGTTGAAACTTCGCTCTCTTTGAGCGTTGGTGGCGTGGTGCTAGTCCTTCCAATCACCTTGACCTCTGCCGAGATTGCGACTGAGCGAGACGGGCTTATTCTTGTTAATATTGAGTTCGAGCAAAGAGGAACCCCGACCACCGTTAGCGGTTCAACCCTTCTTACCTCGGTTCTCACGGGTACAACCTTGATTGCGTTTGTAGCGACCATTACCACCATTGGAACTTACACGGGCTCCACGCTGATTGACTCGGCAACATTCACCATTCCAGAGCAAGGCATTATCACGGAGCAGTACAACTTCAAGGGACTTGGTACTCTCGTTAAGTCGTAAGGTAACCTTACAATAATTGTTAGGAGAACGAACAATGGCAAAAGAAGAAAAGGTACAAGAACTCGGTGGAGGCTTTAAGCCCGTGAACTGCGAACCAGAAGTTAAGGAAGAAGTGAAGCCCGCCAAGGATGAGGCGAAAGAAGACGTATGATGAAACCCAAGTCACCCGATGACTTGGTATCTAAATATGCCAAGCCCATCGAGGCTGAAACGTTTGAGGTTTATCTGCCGGACGGTGAACCGATTGTGTGCAAGGTTCCCGACCGTTTGGGGTTCATCGAGGACTTCAAAGCGGAGATGGCAAAGTTCTGGAAGCTGGCAAACTCGGAAAGGGTTCCCGATGCGTGGAAAGAGTATTTACCATTGACATGGGAAGAGGCAGTTGGAGTGGTAGGTCTTTACTACAACTCGGTTGAGCCTACTAAGTTCAACCAGTACCAAGCCTTGCAGATGACTAAAGCTGGTGGAGGATACGTTCTCAACTCGCTCATCAATCAAATTGAGACGCACCACCAATCCATTGGCTATAACCAATTCGTCTCTAAGGTGGAAGAAGAAAAAAAAGACTTGAGTCCAATGACGTCCGAAGATGGCAACTCAGAATTGCCGCCAGAGTCTACGGAAAGCATTGTGACGAACTAAGCAAAACAGAGAGCGAGCACTTGGCAGAATTGGTGGCGAGCCATATCTTAGATATGGAAGAAGCCGAGCCAGCAGTGGCAATGCTCATGCAAGCAATGGCTTTTATAGGATGATGATATGGCAACAGTTGTAGAGGAAATAGTAAGTAAGTACATTCTCGATTCTTCGGGATACAAGAAGGGTGCTCAAGACGTTCAAAATGCCTCTCAGAAGCTATCTAAAGATAACTCCCAAACAACTTCATCATTCAGTTCAATGTTTAGCAAAGTAAACGTTGGAGCAGTGGCATTGAAAGCCGTTCTTGCGGCAGTTGCGGCGGGAGGTGCAATATTAGCAGCCGAAGTGAACTTTCTTGGTGGAGCCATGCAGAAGGCGGCGGCGTTTGAATCTCTCACTTCATCACTTGAGGCCGTTGAGGGTGGTGCAGATAAAGCTCGACGTTCAATTACCAGACTCAAGGAAATTGCCAAGGCTCCCGGGCTTGGGCTTCAAGAAGCGGCTACGGGCTACCTTCGATTGAGAAGGGCTGACATGGGACGAGAGGAAGCGTTCAGAACGGTTGCGGCGGCTGGTAAGGCTAATGCTCTTAGTGGTGGCACTAAAGAGAATCTTGATCGTGTACTTCTCGCCATTGCCCAGATTGCGTCAAAGGCAAATGTCAGCCAAGAAGAAATTCTCCAACTCACCGAAGCGGGAGTTAATGCTGGCAAGGCACTCAAGGACGCCTTCGGAACAGCTGACACCGAGCAACTCAAGAGAATGGGCATTACCTCAAAGGAGGCTCTTGCCGCCATCGTTGCCTCTTTTGAAGCGTTGCCAGATAAGGCTGGAGGTGCTCAAAATGCTTTTGATAACTTGAGTGATGCCGTTGACTTTGCCACCATTGCGATTGGTGGGGCATTTAACGCCGCTCTCCTTGGACAGATAAACGAATTCGCCAACAACATTGGTGAATTGACAGACCGAGGCGTTTTCAAAGGTGCGGCTGAGATGGTTGCCAATTCGTTTGCAGATATGACTGGCAGACTTGGTGGAACTCGTGAAACAATTCTCAAAGTAACAGCTGGATTCGTCGTATTCAATGAGTATCTAATTGGATTGTTTAACTCTATTATTGGTATTGCAAATAGACTTAAGAATCTACTTCCTCCACCGTTAAGAGGCTTTGCAGATTATTCTCCAGCCGCTGGGTTTAGCTTTGGCGAGCGATTCGACCAGATTCTTTCTGAGCTTAGGCTATTAGACCAAGCTGGAAAGATTCAATTAGAGAAGCAAGCAAAGCAAGACAAGATAACTGAGGCTCAAGACAAGGCAAAAGAAGGTCAAGATTCACTGGGTGGATTGAAGGGCAAGAACCCCGTTCTTGATGAATTGACAAAAAACTCAAAACGAACAGCGGACAATACCGAGAAGATGGCAAACCTTCAAGACCGGGTTCTTGGTGGTGGTTCACTCGGTGGTCGTGGATTATCCCGCCAAGAGTTGAGCGACATCCAGACGGGCAGAGGTGCAAGTGGTACAAGGGAAATTAAGACTATTCTTGTTGAGCTTGGTGTAGCGATTGAGCGGGGCATGAGCAGAACAGCGGCGAGAGCGATTGGTAACAACGTAAGCCGAAGGGAGGTTTAATGCCTAGACCAGAGTTTGATGTCACCATTGATGGAGCACAAGCAAGGCAAGCGAGAGATCGTATCGGCTTCTCTGCGGGTGGGGACGACTTCAACACGGGTTCATTCTTCAGCGATACATACATTGACCCGCTCACCTCAACCTTGATGCTTCGACCTCGACCGCTCTACACGGCGTTCTACACGAGCAACACCGCACCCTATGACAAGTTAGGGTTGGCAGATTTTGGACTCGGTGCGACTTGGAAGGTGGCAGACCTCACGGGGGTCGGTGGCTCCAAGTTCTTGCAAGGGCCGACCTCAGCACTAGGAACGGCGGTAGTAACCTCAGCAACCCTTGCCAAGAACACGGGGTTCTACCTTGGCTTCTTTGCCTACTCGGACGGCTCCGACTACATTCTCGCAGAGTTCGGGTATGCCAACAGCGGAAGTTTAACGAGTGAGACGGCTTTCAGATTGTATTCAAGCGGGCTTCTTGAGGTCTGGAGAGCGGGTGTGAAGATTGCAGAGGGCGAGGTGTCGGGTGCATCGAGCGGGAACAACGTTCAGAACAAGCTCATACACTTAATGATAATTCCGTGTAGACGGCGGGAGATTCTTGTCATCTCTTCAGAGGGTCAAGGGGTGCGGGCGGTGATGCCAGATATTCTCGAGAGCGATACGAACCCCACAATCACCCCGGCTACCTCTTTCTGGGTGCGGATGTATAAGAACTTTGTGTTTCAAGCGGCTCCGCTCAAGTACGCTACCTCTGGCTACGCTTGCTCCCAACCTTATAATCTCGCTCAAGCACCGCCAACGGGTGCGAGCCTTGAGACTTATACAAATCCCGCATGGGCTTCTGGGGTCGGTCGAGTGTACGGTGACCAAAGCTACCGAACTGGTAACACCGATGCGGTGGTATCAAGCATCACCCAGACAGACGGAACAACGGCTTTCGTAGCGAACGGAACATTAAATACCTTGAGAATGAAGGCGGCTCTCACGGGTGACGGCTTATCTTCTCCCGTGGTGTACGGCATCAATGGCGGGTATGAAAGAACCACCGCCAACACCGATGCAACCGAGTCGGCAACCCTTAATGACAAGTGGCAGAGAATAAGTTTTGAATGTCCAGAGACGGGCGGCGGGTCGGTTAGCTTTGATGTAGTCAACCCAGCGAATACTGCTATTGTCGGCGTGTACAGCCATGCCAACAAGCCAAGCCTTGTTCTCCTTGGCACAACTTACGTTCATGAGGGGATGACTGAGCCAGTCGAGTTCTCAAGAGGAAGCGTAGCAGCCAACGATAGAATTACAATTAAAAGCAACAGCCGTATAACTCAACTCCTCAAAGACTATATGTTCAGAGAGCGAATGATCTTCGACGGGTTGCCAATCTCCCACGCCTCGAATGATTGCGTGATTCGGAGGCTGGTGGACTTGGTGGGCGGTGGCACTCTTGATCTTGAAACAGCCACGGTAACGGCCGGAGAGATTGCACCCGCTAAGTGCGGCGAGTTCTCAGAGATTGCGGACATCGGTGAGAACGCTTGGTCTTATCTTTCACGGGTGATGCAAGACTACTTAGGCGGTTGGTGGTACGGCGAATACCCGGGAGCCTCGGGTGTAGCGTTCACGACCAAAAGCCCAACCACTATAAACGCCGCCGCCTCTAAATACACCTATTACCAGACCATTGCGGACGCTATCTCTATTGGAGGCAAGAGTACTGATGACGCTTGGAGATATGTCTACCGTCAACTTCGGTGGCATTATATCAACCCAGAAGCCAATGAGATTGTGGTTACTGGCTTTGACCCTAGAATTCAGCAACCAGTACAAGCGGTGAAGCGAGCCTCTACTTCTATTGACCCAACCGTTAAACCTTCCTTACGCCCTACTAACTGGGTCGGTGGCACTACTCGATTGGGGCTAATCAACAAGGGCATTGCAAGTCAGACCATTGCCAATGACGCCGCCTCTCTTTTGTATGATAGATGCTCACCCTCTCGAACGGTGACAGAGATTACCGTAGAGCTTCCGGTTCGTTCGGATGCAACGGGCTTCCCTATTTGGGTGAGTGACAAAATAACCTTGTACGGGGATCAAGATTACATCGTGACTTCTATCAATGGCGAGGTGGTTAAAGACCCCGATGGAGCGGGCGATCAATGGATGTGGCGACCCGTCACTCTCATTCTTTCAAACATCGTAGGCTACTCCAACAGTTCGGACTTTGATGACATCGTTCAATTCCAAACCATGAACGGTTATCGCTCAGCTATCGCAAGACGTGGCTTTATTGATGGAAGCATGACACGAGTGCCGATTGTCACAAGGGATATTCTCTAATGCTCAGAGGGCGAATCATTACCCTCAACAAGTGGGAAGCGTTCTTCGATGCTAACGCCACCTTTACGACTATTGGAACGGGTGACCTAAAGAATTGGGGAGCACAGATATACAACTATTACAGCGACTCCTACATCTCAACCGCCGTAGGCTTCCAGATGACCATGAGCGGGGTGGAGGCAACCCCAGCACTTAACGCTACCCTTGACATTCCAGCCCTTGGCATCTCGGAGAATCAAGCCTATGCTTACGCCAACGGTGGAGATTGTCGGCTACTCTTCGAGAATATCACCATCTACACAGACACCACCGGAACTTGGAAGATGACCATTGGCTCGGTGACGTGGACGGTAAACGGAACGGTTGAATTCTTTGATAATACACTTCCGACCATTACTACGGGCATTGCGATTGCTCAACCTACCTTGCCCATCTTCGGGACACCGCCGGGAATGACTGGCTCCATTCAAAACAGCGTTATCCCGCCAACCATCGGGTGCAACACCTCTAGCTTTGGGACGGGTTGGACAGCTGACGGCTACATTATCGTCGAGGGCGGTTACCGCTTCGATGAGACCGGAACATGGGAGAACTTGCCCGTTGCTTGGAACCATGCAGACCAGAACCCCGATGCCTACGTTCAAGGAACTACCACCGATGCGATAGAGCTTAGAAGTGCCTTCTCGACCTCGGCTACTGGCTATGACTCAGAGGTGATAACTTGGCAGTCTGATGCGTTCATGATCGTGCCATCAATGACCAAGAAGGTCACAAGGATTCAGAGCGATTATGAGGAGTTGATTTATCGGTTTGGCTTCCAAGGAGTAAGACGTTGGGATTTCTCTTTCACGGGTGAGGAGCTTGATTGTACATCCGAGCCAATAGACCCCGGCACTACCTCAAGCGTATACACAAACACTTACCCAAGCAAGAACCAACTTATCGCCAACGTGAGGGACGCAACCCACGCTCTAGAGGATGTATTCGGCGTTACTACTTACAGCCCAGCGGGAGTCAGCTATCAACGCTCATGGGCGGGGCAATTCTCTTATGGCTCTGATGGAGCAAACTCCCGCTTTGGAGTTGACCAGTACGATACGGGCAACCTACCACCGTATCATTCGTTCGGAGGTGCTCAAGGGTGGAGAAGCAACTTCATGGCGTGGACTTCTCCGGGTTGGCTAATGTGTCCTTGGTTCCCGCCTAACACCGCTTCTTCTTCTATTCGGTGGGACTTACTTGGAGCCGATTCCGACATTGACTATTGGTTTAAGATTCGCCAGCAGTACGGTTACCACCCATCCTTGCCAAGCGGTGAGAACACTTTGCACCGAATAAACATCGAGAGCGACTTAATCAATCAGAACGCCTTGAACGGGGTGACGCTCGCCGCCTTCGACCTTCCTTGTTGGTGGGGTTTGTCGAGAACCAATATCTTGAATCAGAGCGATTGGTTGACATCGGTTACCACGAACGCAAGTACCTCTTCTCGCTGGTCTTTCTGGGACGGAACCTCAGCGGGTGTCGGCTCGGTGACGGCAACGGATGTCACCTTAACAACGGGTGATGCTATTGAGTTCGCAATGGCTTCATACACGGTTTACCCTTTCATGTACCCGACCGTCTGCGATCGTATCGCTATCAACTGGACAGATACAAACATTGCGACCGTGAATTGCTATGCGGTGGGATATGATAACGAGAAGGTGCTTATTGGCTCAACGGTGGCAACTCATCGAATCCCAGCGGGAAGGGCTTCTAAGTGGGCAACAAGTGGCGGTCAAGACTTCGGGGCGGGATACCTTACCGATGAGTACCAGAGGGTAAAGAATCCAAGCAGTAAGGACATCTCAGCGACCGTGGCGAGTGATATAAACCTCATCACCAACTATGCCCTTCTACCGGGCTTTGCTTGCTCGAAGATTCGCTTTGAGATAACAAGGGTGAACCCAGCAAACCCCGTCAGCATTAAGCACCCGACCTTCTACCTCGCACCGATTGAGGATGCGAAGGTTTTCTACGAGACGGGGAGAATATCAACGCTTCTCTTCGCTGATGGGAACGCTATAAGGTTTGGAACTCTGAGCTTCTTCAACTACACCACCAAGGCGGCCATCTCTACACCTCTCCCCGCTGACATTAAGTACGCTCCAACCATTGGTGATTGTTGGGCGTTCGAGAACTGCTTCTTTAGAGCAAGAGACGCTCTCACCGACCTCTCAACAAGGCTCGCTGCCGAGTTTGTCTTAAACGAGGAGTACACGATTGTTAAGCACCTTTGGACAAATCCAGATGATGAGATTACGAGTATAAGCGGGGTTTGGTATGGCGACAATTCCCCGGCCTTTTGGTACGGCAATACTTACCGTTCAATCCCACCAATGAACCTCTTCCCAGAAAAGGAAAGAACCAAGGCCGCCGACTGGCAACCAACGGGTACTCGAATGAGCCAGATGGTCAGCTACGCAACGGGCAAGCACCCGTTCATTGTTCCCTCGACGACCACCGCTCCAGAACTTAAGCTTGGAACGGGAGCCAACTTATTAACGCCCGTAACCTCGGTAAATGGTTGGAAGGTATCAAGCTGGTCACCCACGCCGAATAACAATGAAGGCTATGACTACTCGCTTTGGTGGTCTGGCGTTGAGTGGATTAAGGTACGACCGTGGCGAGGGTTCTTTAATGTCCTCGACTTCCTTTCTCACGGTTGCAGACTCTCGGCAGATATAGACTTTGCAAGCAATGTCCATGTACGAGCGTTCGCTGACAACTCCGGGAACGTCCTCATATACAAGGCCGATAACTCACTCAGCTTTGCTCTGGTGAACACGCTGGCATTAAATGCCACTTCGGCCTCTATTCGCATTGATCGTCAATCCAACGACCAGAAACTTTACCTTGTGGTTGAGGATGAACCAGATATTAAGCTCTATGTCGGCGACTCAGCCGAAGGAACCTTTACACTTATGAGAACTATTGCAACGGGCAAGAAACCCATCATCGTTATTGGGCGGGATGGGAACCGCTATATCTATTGGCTCGACGGTACTTCAATCAAAGGTGAGAAGACAGACCGGGCAGATACTATTCTCGCCACGGGCTTCACGGTGGTTGCGTCCGGCGTAGATGATGAGTGCATGGCGGTGGATGAGGACGTATATGATGGCGGGAAGCGGCGGTTAGTGCTCTTTGATGTTGAGGGTGGGAGCGTAGTGCAACGAACCTCAGAAGACGGCGAGACCTTCGTATAATCAATCAATTCAACTCTTTAGAACGTCTTAATGGTAAAGATATGGCAAGTGTAAATAAAATAATTGATGGTGGCTTTAGTAACATCATTCAGACAAGAGCACCTTTCGAGAGTATTGAGGGAGCGTGGAACCCCGTGATGACCTCGCCCGGTGGCACTCTTGACTTTGATAGTTCGACCTCGACTGGCTATTACCAAAAGGTGGGCAACCTTGTGCATATCTCATTTGCCTTCAGCGGGGTTAACTTTAATTCTAACGGCGAGAGCGGCAACTTGCAAGTGGGTGGGCTTCCCTTCCCTATTGGCTCGGTTAGTGGTGGTCCTCCATCTCTTGGCGTGGCTTATTCAACTACCGATTCTATCGACTCTTGTGCAGCGTGGGCAAACGGCTCGGTTCTCAACCTCATTCACAACGTCACCTTTGTCAATGTCTCAGTCATTAACAATGGCTCAAACTTCACCGTGTACGGCTCATGCTCGTACTGGGTGGCAACAATATAAGTTCTCTCACGTCTTTTAAGTAAAGGTCTCAAACATGGCATATAACAACGTAGCAAAGCGAAACTCCGTCACCGTCGATTCGACAACTCCTATCAAGATTTTTGATACCAATACCGCTACCCGAATTGGCTGGCGAGTGGTCTTGCCAACTACGATTACGGCGGGAGTGGGTGTTCGCTTCCAAGTACAAACCGCTGGCTCAACTGCCCCAACAAAAGCTGATATGCTTCTTGGTTGTTCGGCTCGAGGCGAGGCGGGTGCGTTGGTGGTAGATGGAGCGGCTTCTTCTCTTGACATCTGGGCCGTTCTTGAGAGCGGTGCATCTATCACGCTCAAGGGCGAGGAAATCTTAAGTTAATGTTTCAACCCGATTTAACGCAAGTTGAGTATACGTGGCAACCAGCGGGAGTCACTAAGGCTAACACATTCTCCTCGCTTCAGACGTTCTCGGCGGGGGTACAGTTTGGCGGCGGTACTACCGTTCTCAACTATTATGAGGAGGGGCCGTGGACACCAGCGTTTACGGGTTCTGGAGTGACGGTCACGTACACTTCAAGAACTGGAAGCTATCAAAGAATTGGAAACTATGTGTTTCTCAATGCGACACTTGTTATTGCGACCTCGACTACAACGGGTGCAAAGGTCACAGTTACGGGTCTGCCCTTTACGCCAGCGGCGGGAGAAGTCTTTAGCGGGAGCGGGTTTTTAGGCGGAACTGGTAACACAAGAGGGACGTTAACAACGGGCTATAACAATGCTTTTCGAGTTTCGCTTATTGCGAACACTACTTCGGATGGTGAGTTCACAGATACTATCTTGAACACCATTGCCTCGAACACTTACACAATCAGCATCAATCTGAGCTATAAGGTGGCATAACATGGAGATTAAAAAGAAAGTACTCGAAATCATTTTTAACCTTGCCACCGAGCAAGTTATTAGCCGAACGAAGGAAGTCATTCTTGACAATGGAATTGAGATTGGAACCTCCGAAATAGGGCAACAAGTCGAAGTGCTACCCGTTGATGAGAAGGAGCGAGAACTTATCAACAAGATTGTCAAGCTCGAAAAGAATGAGAAGCTCCTTGCATTGAACTTTGCCGAGGACAATAATAATATCGGGGTAAGCATCGCAACCTATAAGGAAATTCTTGACGGCTCGAAGGTCATTGGTGCAACGCCAATCCACCGCCGCTTTGTTGATCTAACCGCTACCAATCAAAAGCTCGTAAATGCCTACTGTAACTTTGTGCCAGCGAAGTTGCCGCCAGCCGAAGCTTAACAACTTCTCTCTAATCCTCTACCCCAGCCCTCTTCGGAGGGCTTTCTATTTTACGAGGCTCAGATAAACGGAACCCCACCTTTTAAGGGGTGGGGCAATGACCAACACAAACAAACGCTTTCAACACGTTCAAAGATAGTATACGATACTTTAGAGCATATCGACTTCCATATCCCGAACATCTATGTAAGCATTGTTGCGAAGAATTCTCTCGACCTTCTTTGAGTCCTTCCAAGTCAAGCTCTCACGGTACTCAACGTGGGGCAGAATATCCCCGTAGTGGTTGCTCACCTTGAGGATGCAATCCGCATCTTCAAACCCTATGAGAATAGAAAAGCCAACGCCAAGAGCCTTGCCAGTGGCAACCCCTTGCCTCATCTTCTCCTCGGTGATGATATAGCTTCCGTACTTTTGCAACTTCGCTAACTCCATCTCTCGGCACTTCGCCTCAAATACCGTTTTAATGACCCCTTTCTTAGTGAGTATCCCGTCGAGCGGTGCATACTCAAAAGAAGAGGTAGCGGCCTCCATTCCGTACCTCTTTGCCACTCGCTCAATCATCTCATTCTGCCTCTTGATGTTGGCGACTTGGAGCGGGCTATCGCCTCTTATCACGCTTCCTCTCCTTGTAGGTGGCAATGCCTAGATAGAAGACGATCACAAACACAAGGCACTCAATGGCGAGGGAGCCAAACAGCAAGGTTAACTTTTCGGCTTGTGTCCACGCTTGTTCTTCATTCATACTCCCAACCCTCTCTCATTGCTACCGCTACCAAGTCATTACCAGTGATAATATCAAGGCTCTCTTTGGTGCTGAACTTCGATAAGCCAAACATCCCGCCAACGTGAGTTTTATAACTTTGAGGGTAGTCCCCGCTGATATTATTAGCTCGGTAGTCGGTGTTGATGTTGAGCCAACCAAGGGCTTTCAATGCCCTCAAGTAATCACTCATTCTTCCCCAAACTCCTCTGCCGAAAGAAAGGCAAAGCTGATGATGAAGAACACCACTAGGACAAAGACTGCAATGCCAAGAACAATCTTCATTTCTTCTCCTCTTTCAGATACGCTAACAGATCAGTATAGGTAATTTCCACTCCAAGATTTTTACTGTATTCAACGGAAGTGATGCATCCGTTTGGATGCAGTTCCAAACAAGCAAACTCAATCGCTTGCTTTAGAGCATTTAACAACCGTTCATTCTCAATCAATGCTTCCTCTAGTGTCATTTCTTCTCCTCCGCTGGTGGTTCTGGCTCCCATACCCAACCATTGTCGGTAGGTCGGAGTATTCCTAGAATCTTCATTCCTCATCCTCCAAGATTTCGATGCAACGGAACTTTGCCTTCTTGTTATTCTGGTAAGCAAACCCATCGTCTGAGCAATACAACGGTTGCCAACCACCATCGCACTTTGCAAACGTTGCTTCAAACTCAATCGGCGTTGGCTTTACTTTCCGAAGGCATCTGATGCCAAGGAGTGGGAACGCTTCTTGGGGAATGTTTGCCCAATCATTCATTCCGACTAAGATGTCAATGCTATGAAAACCACCAATAGACACACCGCCAGACTTTTCAACTTTGCCACCTACCTTCAGTTCATGCACCACACCGTTTATCTCGATGTGGGTTGCGTCATTAATGCTACATTCTTCCCATTGAATCATCTAAACCACCTCCGCAATGCCTTCCAAAAGCTCGTTCTAGGCGTCTCAACCGCCTCCCCCTTATCGGAAGAGGGAGTGCCGAAGAGAACGTCAGAGAGGCTCATATCTTCCCCGCCCTCCAAAGATTGTCAACGTGTGTATAGAATTCACTCTTGAACAGCTTGAGTGTATCTGATAACTCCTTCTTATATCCAACGCCCTCTTGATGACAAGAGATGAGCCACGCCTTGAGCTTGCAGTAGTCAGCGGTAGCAAGGGCAAAATCCTCATCATCATGGCTACAGTTGAAGACCACCCAGTACCGCAAGAAGCCTTCTACCACTTCGGGCGAGATCGTGATAACCTCGGTGTTCTCGATGGCCCCCGAATCTCGGAGGCTAACGAATGTCGAGGTGTCTGTATAATCTATCTCGGTATACCGCTCAACGTGGAAGAAGAAGCTCATAGTGATACCACCTCAAAGTTCTTGCCAGTAGCGACCTCAAAGAAGTCACGGGCGAAGGCTTGAACTACGAAGACTCTGTACTCTGTATTAAGGTGAGTCGTGGCGTATGTCACCGAAAGATTTTGAATTCTTAACCACTGCTCGTAAGCTGGCTTTACCAGTTCGGGCATCTGCTCAATGTAATCCCAATCAAACATGGCAAGCGAATCTTTTAAGAATTCCTCCCATTCCTTAAGCTCTTCCTCAGCGGCCAAACCTTCTCCGGTGTATGGTGGTTCACCGCATCCGCTCTCTGGATTAAAGTACCCGGAATGGCTTGAGTGGTCACCATGCTTGGCGGTGTGGTCTGTCTCTTTGAGAAGTTCGTCGAAATACTCCTTCAGTTTAATTTGTGTTTGTGTCATTTTTGAAACCTTGTCAGCCGATGCCGACATGAATAGTATATCAGCAATTATTCCACTTTGCACAAAATTATTCAAAATTGTATAAAATTGTGTATACTAGGCTCATGGTTAGAAAAGACCAGATAACAGAAGAGGTGCTGAGGCTAAGGGCGTTGGGTGTTCCCGCCGTCCGAATAGCTAACGATCTCGGCATACACAGAAACACGGTGGGGAACATCGTTAAACGAACCGCCGAGCAAGAGCAAACCGAAGAGCAATCTTCACCGACCAATTAAACAAACATGAGCCAATACAACATCATTGACAACCTCGTAGTAGACACCGAGACCGGAGAAGTCTTAGGTAACGCCATCTCTGACGCTGGAGAAATCAGCAGCCAAACCGCCCTTGAAGCCATCCTTGAGAAGATTGCAGACGTTGAGGGACGCTTGACCGCTCAACAGCTAAGACATCAAGCCATCTTGGAGAATTGCCGAAAGCTCGAAGTAAGAACGGCCTCATACCTTGCCTACCTCAAAGCCCAGTATGAACCGCATATCCAAGAGTATGCCAAGAACCGCTTAGAGGGTCAGAAGTCCAAGACACTCACAACTCCTTACGGTCAAGTAAGTTTTAGAACCGTGAAAGGTGGGCTAAGGGTAGCTAACAATGATTTGGCGGCTTCGTATGCTTTCAATACTGGCTTAAGTCATGCGGTCAAGTTGACTTTTAATTTCCAAATTAGCAAGTTGACGGATGAGCAACGAGACGCCATTGCAACCACGCTCCCAGAGGGCTTCGAGATGGTAGCTGACAAGGAAACCATGAGCATCAAGGTGATGGCATGAAATTGGCTCAAAAGGTACTCAAGGTCTCGCAAGCTATTGGTTGCGTCGAGAAGAACGGGCTTAATGCCCACTTCAAATTCAAGTATCAAGCGTGGGATGATGTCCTCCCAGCCGTTCGCAACGCTTGCATTGAGCATGGAGTTCAGATTACGCCGACCGTCTTAGATGCTCGAAGTGATAACGGCCACGTCATTGTTCATATGATGTTCTTGGTGAAGGATGTTGACTCAGACCAAGTGGATGAGTTCGCATGGTTCGGTGAGGCAAAAGGGAACGATGATAAGGGAATTCAAAAGGCTATCACCTCTTGCACCAAGTACGCCCTTCTAAAGTACTTCATGATCCCGATTGTTGATGACACCGATCCAGACGGCGATGTCCCCAAGAAAGCCAAGGAGGAACCAACCAAGGTAGACCTTCCTTCCGCTCGCTCGGTCTTTACTCGCAAAGTGTATAACGACTGGATAAGCATCGGAGGGACATTGAGCCAGTTTGAGCAACTCAAGACCAAGCTGGCAAGTATCAAGTTCCCAACGAAGGCAACAGACCTCATAAACCATGCGATGGCAGAAGAGGGATGCACCACCGTCGAGGAAGTCCATCGATGGATTGCCAGTACTCATAAAGAGTTAACCCACCCGTTCAAACTTGAAGATAACGCTAGTTGATATAGTAGACGGGGAAGCCCTCTTTATTGTAAGCTCCCAGACCTTCTGGGGGCTCTCTTACGAAGTCTTCATAAACCAACACGGGCAGACCACTTGCGAATGTATGGACGCAAGCTGCCGAAAGAAATCACCTCACTTCGTTGACCTCATACAAGGCAACAATAACCACGCTTGCAAACATATGCGAGCAATCGTAAAGGAACTAAGAAGCAATGAGCCTCAATAGAATAACACTCGTAGGACGTCTTACCCGAGACCCAGAACTCAGAACCACCTCGACCGGAAAGGATGTCGTGGAGTTCTCTATCGCCGTCAACAAAAGAATCAAAACTCAAGATGGAGCGGACGCCGACTTCTTCCGGGTCAAGGCTTGGGGGCAGACCGCCAGCTACGTTGGGGAGTACATCGGTCGGGGACGGTTGGTGGCAGTAGACGGCCGTCTCGAATCTCGCAAGTACACCGACAAGGACGGTAACAACCGTGAAATCGTGGAGATCGTGGCAGATAATGTAAACGCCCTCGACCGACCAAGAGAGGACGCCGAGCCAAGGCAAGAATCAAAAGGTAAGGCACGAACTGAGCCAGAAGCCTATAACCCCTTTGAGGATGAGGAATGAGACAGTTAGACACCGTTGTCATAAGGTCAAGCAAGAAAACCTTGCCATTCATTATTGATGCTGAGGATTACGACAGAGTTGCTGGGTTGTGTTGGCATCATAAAGGGCATCATAAAGAGCGAGAACAGTTACATCTTGAAACCAGTGTCAAACAATCTGATGGGTCTTTCAAAAAGGTTTACTTGCATCGACTTTTAGTCGGTGCAAAGCCGAATGACATTGTGGATCATATAAACGGCAATCCTCTTGATAATCGCAAATGCAATTTGCGGATTGTTGATGCGTCAACGAATTCGGCATCTGCAAGGAAACTAAACAGCAACAACAAGTCATCCGGTGTTCGAGGCATCAAAAAATCAAAGTATGGAACTTATGAGGTGCGATACATAAACAAGTACTATGGCACGTATAAAAACATTGCTGATGCTTATCAACGTTGGCTTGATGTTGTTTCAATCGTTAATCCAATTTTGGCAAAAACTTTGAAAGAGGATGAGGATTGATGATGCCTTATTTACTTGAAGATGTGGGACAAACAATGGACGATAAAAGCATACTAACCGAGAAGGTTCAAGAGCTTGAAATTGCCATGAAAAATTCAACGGGGGTAGAAGCTATGCAGATGGCGGGAGTGCTGACGGCGACTAAGAAGAAGCTGGCTGGCACTACCACGGGCATCAACATTAACCCCGCCAGATTATCACCACAAGACCGCAAAGTCGAGAGTTTGCGGATGAAGGAGCATTGGCATGGATGTATCAGCATTGATGACCTCTGAGCAATCCGTGGTGGTTCCCATGCCACCAAGCACTAACACCCTCTTTATCAACATTCCCGGACGGGGACGGGTGAAGAACGGTAAGTACCGAACGTGGCAACTTGAAGCGATACCGATACTCAAGACGAACCTTGAGCCAGTCCAAGGTGCGGTTCGGATGCACTACCACCTCACGCTCGGAACCTCCTTCAGAGGCGACATAAGTAACCGCATAAAAGCTCTTGAGGATGCGGTGGTTGAGGCGGGAATCATCGAGGGTGATACTCATCGGATCGTGAGCGAAATCTTGATAACGAGAGATTATATCAGCGGAAAGAATTCGTACATCATCCTCAGAATTGCGAAAGCTGGGATATAATAAGGGTGGCTCCTTGGGGCGGCGGTTTATCCTTCGACCAATGCCCCGAATCTAGCCAAAAAACTCAAGGGTGGAAGCTCGAAGTAGCTCCGAGCGGAAGCCCTTAAGTGAGCTACATCATGAGAAAAGATAACCTAGACGCCAATGCGTCATTAAAAACATCTACTCCTATTGGCTGGTACAAATGGTACAGCCGTGACTTCTGGGCATCTATGACCGTTCGGTCAATGTCACCAATAGCCCGAAGCATTTACCGTGACCTCCTAGACGTTCAGTTTGAGCATGGTTGCCTTCCACCCAAAGAAAGATTCATGCGGGCTTTGGGATGGTCTGAAACAGACTGGCAAGAGTTCGAGCCATATCTTGAAGAGTGCTTCCCTAATGGCATGAATCCAAAGATGGATGAGATTCGCCAACAAGCTATTGAGGATCGTGAGAAGCAAATACGAGCCGGAAAGAAATCGGGTGAAGCACGTTCAATCGTGGGAAAATCTGAACCTAAAACGAACACCCGTTCAACGGATGTTCAACGCACGTTCAACGGATGTTCAACGGATGTTCAACAAGTGTTGAACCAAACAGAAACAGAAACAGAAACAGAAACAGAAACAGAAACAACTAAAGTTAAGAAGGATGCTGACGCACCTTCCTCTCGAAAGGGAAAGGTGGATTTTCTCTCTTTGGCTCAAGAGGCGGGATTCGAGGATGATATGTTCCTCAAGGCTTGGAGCGAGTTTGTCGAGCATCGAAGGGAGATTAAACACCCCATGAGCGAGAGGGCCGCCAACTTAATTCTTGCCAAGCTCAAGAAGTTCTCGGTGGAGGTTGGGGTGGAAGCTATGAACCGCTCAATCTCTAGCGGGTGGCGGGATGTATTCCCAGAGAAGGCAAACCAGCGGGTAGGAGTGAAAGGTAGACCATCAAGGATGGGTTCAGCCCTTGAGTACATGGCGAGCAATAGGGATAATGTCCAAGAGCCAGAGTACTTCAACGCTGAGTTTAAGGAGATAATATTAAAGCGACAGAAGGCTCTGGAGGGCAAATAATGAAAGGCGGTCGACTAAAAGAAGAAGTTCTATACGCTATGTGCTTAATGATTGATGGCGGGTTTAATACCTACGGTGGCTTTACCGAGACCCAGTTAGAAAACAAGGCACTTGTTTATTCAATCGTGGTATCAGAGGATGAGTCCATTGATGATGAGATTGTGGTGTTAACGGGCATGAGGTACTTGAGGGGTGAGGTCACGGTCTATAATGACGGAGCACAGATACCCGCCTCCCACGACTTCCCAACAGCCCCAGAGTTCTACAACGCTTGTAAGCAAACCTACCACGCCTTGTACCGAATGATTGAGGTGGGAGAGACCGAGCGGGATGGCATCGTTTATTCGCACACTCTCAAGGTTCGGCGGGACATTAACAAGCACCAACTGGATGAGATGGTGACCGAGGAACGTAGGCGGTTGGGCTTGCCAGTAGCAGAACCGCATAAGCCACTTTCTCACGATCAAGAACGCAAGGCGAGCGAGATTATCCGGCGAGTGTTCGGGGACGCTCCGAAGCTCAATAAGGATGGGCAAGAATGAACTTTGATGTGATAACCATTGACAGAAGTGAGTGGAAGCAATTTATCCTAAACCGTCACTACCTAAAAAGAATTCCAGTAGTTTCTATGGCTTTTGGTTTAAGAAATAAAGATAATAACTTGATTGAGGGAGTTTGTCTTTTTGGTGCTCCAGCTTCGCCATATCCATGTATTGGAGTTTGTGGCAAGGAAAGAGCTGGAGACGTTTTAGAACTGAACCGAATAGCCTTAAATGATGGCTTGCCAAAGAATACTGGCAGCTGGTTTGTTTCTCGTTGCTTGAAGTTGCTTCCAAAAAATAGCATTGTCATAAGTTGGGCTGATACTGGAGTTGGTCACGTTGGTTATATTTATCAAGCGTTGAACTTTATCTATACTGGTTGCTCAAAAGCAAGAACTGATATGGGGTCTAGCGGTCATTCAAGACACGGAAGCCACGAACTGCCAAGGCAAGAAAGGACGCCCAAGCATAGATACGTCTGGTTCTCAAATAAAAAAGATGCCAATCTCCTAAAATGGGAGCGGTTAAAATATCCAAAAGGCGATACCAAAAAAACAGAAGGAGCTAACGTTAGACAAGAAAATTATTCTCGGCAAGAATCATTGTGGGACGGGCAAGAATGAGCTTTGAGGAGGCGGTAAAGGTGCTTGAGAGCAAGGGCTACCGAGTCCATGCCACGGTAACCGAGCCAAGCGGGTTGCGGTCTATTCTCTTCACCCGTAAGGGCAAGATGAAGCAAGCCTCGGAACTTACGGTTATTGCCCTTGCTCAAAGCTATGAGCAACCGTCGATGGAGCTTGATGGGTGACTACCTCCGAGAAGATGCGGGGTGCTTTCATGAGCAACGCACCGGGAGTACTCCCAATCCAGATAGAAAGAGCAACGGGGCGAAGCGTAGAGCGAGAATGATTGTTATTGGCTCAGAGACTCATGAGCGTTGGTGGTTGGATGTCGAGGCGGGAATGTTACGGCTTGAGGTTATCCAAGAGGTTCTGAGAGTTCGCTACGGTCGTAAATAGAAAAGCCCTCCAAGTGCGGAGGGCTTGAGTCTTTATGAGATGGTCTTAGTCATACATGGCGTTCTCGATGAGCTTAATGATGGTACCTCTGATGGAGCCTTGTTCCTTAAGCCACTTGACCATGTGGACGGGAAGCCAGAAGCAAATCTGGCGGGCGTCTTCTGAGATTGGAGCGGGCATTATTTGACACCTCCCACGAAGAGCCAGAAAATGAAGAGGGCAACGGTGAAGATACCGAAGGCGAAGCTGGCTACCTTGTCCCAGTCGGTTACCCGTCTGTATCGCTTTGGCTCGGCTTGGAGCTGGCGGGATTCAATGATTCGCTCCATAACCTCATGTCGGAAGCGGTCTTGATCGTGTAGGTTCTCACCCTTCTTTGGGGTGCGAAGGTCAGCGAAGAAGTTCTTGTCGCTCACTTGCTCACCTCAACTTCTACCACTTTAACGCCGCCGACCTTTTGAGCCACGACGCAAGCATCTTCAAAGGATGCAAAGGTTCTTGCCCAGTTTGCTGAGCGGGTGAATTGATGACGGCCTCCCGGCATGAGGTAGGCGGTGACGCCTTGAGCGGCTGAGTGTCGATGTTCGAGTGCGTATGTTTTATTCATTGTTTGTTCCTTGTTGGTTGGTGGGGAGGTTGCTGAATTGTTTTGTTTGTTGTTTCATTTTAGGCTTTGGATTTGTTCCCAAGAATATTGTCGCCTAGGCAAAGTAGCCTCAATGCCAGCCGCTTTGTTGTATTTCTCAGCAGCCTCGTATATATGATTTTCTAGTAAATACAGTTCGTATAAACCGTTTTGCCAATGCCTTCCAGATTTAGCCAAAATCTCTTTGTACTTTCGCTCAATTCGTTCAAACTTAGCAAATTCAAAGTGAGTGAAAAATGCTTTCTTAATGCACCCCGCCATTGCACCACGCTCTACTCCGTCACTGCACAAAACATATGTTATATGCATTCCTGAGCAACCGCAATGAGGACAGCTTGCTCCTTCCATTGAAGTCGTATGGGTCGTTCTGAGTATCATATGTCTTCGTTTTTGTTGTTTCATTTCGTAGTGTTCCGTATAACCTCATTTGGTTATAAATATAGTATATACCGATTGATTAAGATTGTATATACTTTTTGCAAAATATTTTGAGAAAAAGTAAAAATGGCGTAAAATCTGAATATCGCCTTGCTATCGGCTACTCAAAATAGCTCGTCCAGACCGTGATAGCGAATCCCTTTATATAAGTTTCTCAGTCTTTTATAGTGGTTCCCATGAATAACGCCCAAGCAATTACCGAGGTTCGAGCCATCTTGAATCGGCGTTATCAGAATTACAACCAGCTTCCCAACCCAGAGCGGGTACTTTTAGCCGCCGCCGTTCTTGCTGATGACATCCAAGTTAGAGAGGTTGGCGGGAATAATAAGGGAGAATGGGTTGAGGCGATTTTAGAGGGTGTCAAGCTCGGAGAAGGTTATCCTTGGTGTGCCGCCTTCATTGAGTTTTGTTGCGATATAGCTGGCTTTACTGCTGGCCCCACCGACCGAGCCTCTGCCGCCGTTGATTCATGGCTGACGTGGGCAAGGATGGAAGGGCGGGTAACAAGCAATCCCAAGCGTGGAGACTTATGCCTCTGGAAGCGTTCAACGGGTAACCATATTGGTATAGTCACCGATTTGACGATCACGAGCGTGATGAGCATTGAGGGCAACACCACGCCGGGGGCTACGGGCAACCAGCGAGACGGTGGAGGGTGCTATCGACGTACACGCCTCAGAAACTCTTGGACGCATTATATTTCACTAGGATAATCTTATGGCAACCGAACCACCAAGTAACGACTTTTTTACCGGCTTATCTGGCTTTCTCTCAAGCACCTTCGGCTGGTTATCAACCGTTATTCTAGGCATCTTCGGGGGTGGCAAATTGCACCAAAGAATAGTACAGCTTGAGAAGGATTCGGAGGGGTTAAGCGGTCTCGCCGTTCAAGTTGCAAAGATAGAGGCGAAGATTGACATTCTCCTCGACGACCGTAAACGGGGGTAACCCATTAACAATATCAAGACCACTCTTGAGATAAACGCAAACCAGCCAAAAGCTCGACTAGGGTTACTATCAGACCTTCACTTTGGAGCCTCTTGCATGGTCAAGCCAGCACTCAAGTACGACCTCGAGAGAATGGCTGCTAGCAACTGCCGAATCGGGATAAACGGGGATGTATTCGACTTCATTCTACCGAGCGACCTTAAACGCTTTGACCTCGACGCTCTTGATCGTGAACTACTCCAAGGAGGACTTAAGCCGATTGATGCGGCAATCGAGATGGCTTACGAGTTCTTGAAGCCCTATGCCCACCTCATCGAGTTTATAGGCATCGGCAATCACGAAGCCCACGTCTCCAAGAGGCATCATATAGACGTGATGTCTATCCTTCTCTACCGTCTCAACCAGCTACCTAATGTCGATATTAAGGCGGGCGGTTGGTGCGGGTACTGGAACGTGACACTCAAGAGGCAAACCCGCTTAACGAACTTCTTGATGTACAGACACCACGGGGCGGGCGGGGCGGCTCCAGTTACTAAGGGAATCATTGACTTTCAACGTATGTTAGCTTGGCAAGGAGACATAGACGCCCTCTGGATTGGACACAAGCATAATAAATTCGTTGATCTCGCCACCAAGATGGAATACCGCACCAAGAGGAACGAGGCGAGAACCAAGCAAGTCACTTGTATTATGACTGGCTCATACCTCAGCACCTACGGAACCGAGGCGGGTACGAATCCAAGCTATGCCCAAGCGTGGAATCTTGCCCCTCAACAGTTTGGAGGGGTTATACTTGAATTGTCACAGAGAGAGTTTTATGTCGGCAAAGAGCAAACAGTTACCGTACAATGTACGGCTATCTTGTAGAATTATTTTATGGAGTTAATAAGAGCACCGTTTCCGTGGTTCGGAGGCAAGGCGAGGGTGGCAAGTTTGATATGGGATAGGCTAGGGTGGGATATTGGAACCTACGTTGAGCCGTTTGCGGGGTCGTGTGCGGTTGCACTAAATCGACCCGATAAATTTAAGGGGTGGATTACTCTTAATGATATTGATGGGAATATCTCTAACTTTTGGCGAGCAATGGAGCAAGCACCCGAAGAGGTAGCTATTCACGCCTCAAGCCCAGTCAATGAGTGCGACTTACACGCTCGGCATTTATGGTTAGTTAACAACGCTCAAAAGCTAACATCACGGCTTATGGCTGACCCCGACTACTTCGAGCCTAAAACTGCGGGCTGGTGGGCGTGGGGCTTATGCCTTTGGATTGGTGGCGGTTGGTGTAGTGGTCAAGGTGGCTGGATGGCTCAAGAGGATGAGGAAGGTATTCATGCATTGGTTGCTTTAGGCAATGGTGGGCAAGGAGTAGCTAGGCAGTTACCGCACTTAGGCGATGGTGGGCAAGGAGTAGCTAGAAAGTTACCGCACTTAGGCGATGGTGGGAAAGAGGCTCAAAGACTTGAGTTTCTTAATACATGGTTCGCTAAACTCTCAGACTTGCTTCACGATTCCCGTACTTGTTGCGGAAGCTGGGAGCGAGTTTTATCAATTGGAACAATTACACGGAACGGAATAGCGGGGGTACTTCTTGACCCGCCGTACAGCTTGACCGATGCAGTTTACACTCATGATTCCAAAAGCATCTCTGGAGAAGTTCGGGAGTGGGCGTTAGCCAATGGAGAAAACCCACTTCTTAGAATTGCTCTTTGTGGGCATACGGCAGAAGGGCATGAGATACTTGAGTCTCACGGGTGGAAAGTTGCAAAGTGGAATTCAAGCGGGTATCAAGGTGGAGACGACCGAGAACGTATCTGGTTTAGCCCTCATTGCATCTCTCCAGAGATGGGTGGACTATTCCAAGATGTATAATCGTCTTAATTGTAAGGGAACCTAACAAAATGAATGAACTATTAAAGAAAATAATTGCCGGGGCTTTGTCCGGCTTCGTCTCGGCGTTTCTCGTTGACCTCAACGCTTGGAAGAGCAATGAGGCGATGGAGCACTTCAACTATGCCTTAGCCGTCAAAAGATGGTTAGCGGGTGCGGTGAGCGGAGCCTTGACGGGGCTTGGGTTCGGTCAACTATGAACGCCAACTTCCGCATCGGATTTAACCTCGGCGGCTTACTAAAGAACGTTGGGGTGTTTGTGGTCAAGGTTAGCCAAGAGGACGGTGAACGCATCTTGGTTTGCGTTGATCAACTGAGACTGGCGTTGATTCTAGCGGGTCAAGGTGTGCTTGCGGATAGGCTGGTTGCTGAGTGGCGAAAATAGTAGGCGGGTAAAATCGTCTTAAGTTTATGAGCCAAGAAAACCACGGTGAAAACCACGGTCAAGAAAATGAGATGATTCCTCAGCCTCACGGAGGAGCATTGAGGAACGGTGGAACCAATAGAGGCGGGACGGGCAGACCCAAGAGCGAGATTCGCAAGGCTTGTGCCGAGGCGTTCGACAGCCGAATACCTCGCCTTCTACAGATAATGGATGAGGCAAGCACCCCAGCCGAGTACATGAAGGCTCTTGACCTCTTAGGAAAGTATGGAGGACTCCAACAAATTGACGCAACCAGCGGAGACAACCCACTCCAAGGGCTTACCGAATCCGAGCGAATTGAGAGAATTGCTTCGCTCATTAACCTTGCAAGAGCAAGAGGAACTACTGAACCACCTCCAAGCAATGCCCTTGACGTTCAGTCAGTGGTATCAGACCCAGAAGCCGAAACATTATAGTTACCCCCGTCACGTTGAGTACTTGTGCGAGATCGTAGACAAGACCATAAAAGGCGAGTACCAGAACGTAGCTATTAGCCTTCCACCGGGTCACGGCAAGAGCCAGACCATTACCACGAGGCTTCCTATTTACTGGGGCATGAGGAACCCGCAAGATGCGATTGTCTTTACTGGATACTCTCAAGACTTCGCCGACCGTAACCTCTCAAGACCCGCAAGAGAGCTTGCCAAGGAGTTAAACATTCTTGACGAGTCCTCTAATGCGATGAGTGAGTGGAGGTTGACCAACGGTGCGAGATTGGTTGCCCGAGGTGTTGGTTCGGCTCCAACGGGGATAAACCCAATTAGCCTCTTAGTTTGCGATGACCCGATAAAGGATAGGATGCAAGCCGAGAGCGAGACAGAGCGGAATAACATCTGGGACTGGTGGACTGGGAGCGTTGTTCAACGGTTCTTCCCTCGAACGAAGGCGTTTGTGATTGCTACCCGCTGGCATCATGATGACTTGATTGGACGGCTCAAGACTCAAGGTGATGATAGTTGGACGTTCATTAACCTACCCGCCATTGCAGAGGAGGGCGACCCGCTCGGAAGGGCTGAGGGTGAAGCGTTGTGGCCGGAGGTCAAGCCCCTTAACTTTCTTGAGGCCGTCAGAAGGCAGATGGGAGAGTACAACTTTCAAGCC